AGAGTACTTTGAAGCACTTTCTGCACTTGGAATAAAGCAGACAGCAGAGAAACACGTTCAAATGTTAGAACTAGAACGTAAATTTGCTGAGGAGCTAGTAAACCAAAGGTTAAGTCAAATAACTGCTAGTGAATCAATGTTACAATCCTTTACTGCTGGAACAGAAGCTGGTTCTCTAAATAGACCAATGAGTGCTGTGGGTGCTGAAAGTATAGACCGACAAAACGAAATGGCTAGACAAAGGATGGATGCCGAACAAGCTAATTTTGAAGATGACCTAGAGAGAAAGAAGAAGAACTTATTAGATGAAGGTTTTGAGCTATTACAAGTAGAACAAATGATTCAAGGAGAAAGACACGCATTCCAAATGAATCAGGTTCAACAGGAGATAGAGTTAGAGAGAAATAAGATTGAAGCTAAAAAGAATATTAATCAAGAATACATCTCTTGGCTTGGTGGATTAGGTGGTATACTAAAAAACATTGCTGGTGAAAACGAAGCTCTAGCGACTGCTGCTTTGGTTCTAGAAAAGGGAGCAGCAATAGCTAATATAGTTGTAGAAACTCAGGCTGCTAACCAAAGTATTATAGCTAATACAAGTGCAGAGGCTGGTAAAGTTATAGCTTCTGGTACTGCTGCAAAAGTCAAAGGGGGTATAATGTTAGCTGGAGGTAATCCTGCTGGTGCTGCCCTTATAGCTGCTGGTGCTTCTGGTATTAGTTCTGCTGCTGGAATAAAAGCAGGAGGAGCAGCTAGGGTAAGTAAAAATAAGATTGCTGCTGGAATATCAATAGCATCTATATTGTCAACAGGTCTAGGTTCTCAAGGTAGTGTTGGAGGTCCTTCTGGTGGTGGAGGAGAACAAGGAGGTGGAGGTAGAAGTTTTGACTTTAACTTAGTAGGCTCTACAGGTATTAACCAATTAGCTGAAGGTATAGGCGGTCAATTTGAACAGCCAATACAAGCATACGTTGTAAGTTCACAAATGACGTCTCAACAACAGCTAGACAATGTGATACAGTCAAGTGCGACTATAGGAGATTAGAAACAAAAAAAAATTAAATTGTTATAACATTATGGAAGACTTAGATATATTCGAATTATTTATAGATGAAGAAAACGAATGGGGTGGTATAGAAGCTATCTCAATCGTTGAGAACCCCGCTATAGAAGAGGACTTTATTGCTCTTAAATCACAAGAAGTTAAACTTGCTGAGGTAGATAAAGAAAAGCGTATTCTTATGGGTGCTGCTTTAATACCTAATAAAAAGATTTACAGAAGAAATGGTGAGCAAGAGTATTACATACACTTCTCAGAAGATACTGTAAGAAAAGCCTCACAGCTTTTCCTATCAAGGGGCAAACAAAACAACTCAAAATTAGAACACGAAGTAGAACTAGGTGGTTTATCTGTTGTAGAGTCTTGGATAATAGAGGATGAAGTACAAGACAAGTCAAGAAAGTACAATCTTAATATGCCTGTAGGAACTTGGATGGTATCTGTCAAAGTAAACAATGACGAGATATGGCAAGAGTTTGTTAAGACAGAGAAAGTAAAAGGCTTTAGCATAGAGGGATTCTTTAGCGATAAGAAACAAGATGCACCTAATGAAAGTGTAGAAGAGGAATTATCAGCAGAGGACTTAGCTAAGATATACGAGATACACGAGATTTTAAGTGCTTCTAACAATGTTGAACTTAAAACTTATAGTGACTATCCACAGGGAGCTAGAAACAATGCCAAGAGAGCTTTAAAATGGAAGAAAGAGAATGGTAGTTCTTGTGGAACTTCTGTTGGTTGGACTAGAGCCAATCAATTAGCTTCTGGAGAGGCTTTATCTCGTTCTACTATTGCAAGGATGGCATCATTCAAAAGACATCAACAACATAAAGACGTACCTTACTCTGAAGGGTGTGGTGGTCTTATGTGGGATGCTTGGGGTGGTTCTGCTGGTGTTAATTGGGCTATTGGTAAACTAAAGAAAATAGACTCTGAAAAGATGGCTGAAGTAGACTCTGAGGGTAGGATTAAGAAAAGTCCTAAAGCACCTAAGTCAGATACACCTAATAAGAATCCAAAGGGAGAGGGAACTGCTAAGGGAGATGCTTCTGGTAAAACTGGTGCTAAGGTGTCTAAGAAAGATAGAGAGACTTTACAGAATAAATCAACTGAGTTTAACGAGAAGTATAAAGAGAAGTTAGGATATGGAGTAACTGTAGGTATGTTAGCTTCTGTATTTCAAAGAGGACTAGGTGCGTTTAACACTAGCCATTCACCTAACGTTAAGTCTGCATCTCAATGGGCTTTTGCAAGAGTAAATGCGTTCTTGTATCTAGTTAAGAATGGTAAACCAGAGAATACTAAGTACACTACAGACTATGACTTGTTGCCGACTAAACACCCTAAATCAAGTAAGAAATGAAAGCTGTATATTGTAAGTGCAAGAATACCTATTGTATAGACTGCTGTAAAGACTGCAAAGCTCCAGATTACTGGAAGCAAGGAATAGGAAATATTACTGGAACACCAGAGTCTGAGGGAGATGACTAATCAAAATGAAATAAACTTTAATTTAATTGTTATACTAATATAAAAATGTTTAATTTATGAAAGCAACAGAAATTTTAGGGAAGCTAAAAGATGTTTTACTTTCTACTGAAGAAGTGGTAACTGAAACTCCTATAGAGGAGGTAAAAGAAGAGTTGTCTGCTGAAGAGGTAGTAGAGAACGTTGAATTAGAGTCTCAAGAAGAAGTGGTTGAAGAAGTAGTAGAAGAAACTACTGAATTAGCTGAAGAAGACGAAGTTGTGGAAGAAGTAGTAGAGGGTGAAGCCCCTGTTATGGAATACGCATCTAAACAAGACTTAGAAGACCTCAAGAAAGAATTTATGGGTGTCATCGAAGGTCTTATGAAAAAAGAAGAAGAGTACAACAAAGAAGTACCTGCTGAATTGAGTGCAGAAGAGCCTGTAGAGGAAATCTCTCATTCACCTGAAGCTGGTATTGAAAGTAAGTCTAAGTTTGTTATCGGTGGTAACAGAGCTATGACAACTAAAGACAGAGTATTCGCAAAAATGTTTAATAAATAATTATTTAATAAAAATGGCAACAACAACATCTATTACTACAACTTATGCTGGTGAGAAATTACAAGGTTTTATCTCTGCTGCATTACTATCTGCTAACACTATCGAAAATGGTGGTGTAAGCGTTAAACCAAATGTAAAATTCAAAGCTGTAATCAAATCATTGGCTACAGGAACATTAATTGCTGATGACACTTGTGATTTCACAGACAGTTCTTCAGTAACTCTTGCTGAAAGAATTTTAACACCTGAGACTTTTCAGGTAAACCTACAACTATGTAAAGACGATTTCCGTTCTGACTGGGATGCAATCTCTATGGGGTATTCAGCTTTTGATAGCTTACCTCCATCTTTCGCTGATTTCTTAGTAGCTCACGTTGCTTCTAAAGTAGCTGAAGAAATGGAAACTACTATCTGGAGTGGAACTAATGCAACTGCTGGACAGTTTGATGGATTCACTACTTTATTTGCTGCTGATGGCGATGTTATCGATGTAGCTGGAACAGCAATCGATGCTAGTAACGTAATTGCTGAAATGGGAAAAGTAGTTGATGCTATACCTTCTGCAATCTACGGAAAAGAAGACCTTAAATTATATGTTTCTAAAAACGTAATGAAGGCTTATGTTCGTGCATTAGGAGGATTTGGAGCTGCTGGATTAGGAGCTGCTGGTTCTGACAACAAAGGAACACAATGGTATGACAACGGAGCTTTATCTTTCGATGGTGTATCTATCTTTATGGCTAGTGGACTTGCTGATAACAAAATGGTAGCTGCTCAGTCTTCCAACTTATATTTTGGTACGGGCGTTTTATCTGATTTAAATCAAGTAAAAGTACTAGACATGGCTGACCTTGATGGTTCTCAAAATGTTCGTGTAATTGCTCGTTTCACTGGAGGAATTCAGTACGGATTTGGAGCTGAGATTGTATACTATACAGCTTAATAACTGTTTAATTTAATATAAAGGGGATGGGTTTCTATCCCATCCCTTTTTTTGTTTAACTATAAAAATATAAAAATATGCCTTGTGATATAGCAACTGGAAGAACGGAAGCGTGTAAGGAAAGTGTTGGTGGATTAAGAAACATCTGCATCGGAAACTACGTTGAAGGACTTTACGCTGATGCAACATCTAACTTAGATGCTGACGAGCAAATAACCTCACTAACAACTGACTTAGTTGTTTACAAGTTTGAACTTAGAGGTGACAACAATACTTTTGAGGAAACTAACGAGAACTCAAGAGACAACGGAACTTCTTTTTGGACACAAACTGGA